CAAGGAAATGGCAATGCTTGAGCGTAACGAAAAAGGTAAGCAGGTGCGCAGGTATTTCATCCAGGTAGAGAAGAAGTTCAAGGCAGGCAAGACAAGCAAAAAGGTGCAGGGTACCAAGAAAGAGAAGCTTCCATCCGTAAATATGATGGTGAAGAACATCAAGGAGGCCCTGCACGATGCAGGAGTGGATTCCAAGTACATAGCCGCCGAGGTGGTAAGGATTTATTCTGATTCCGGTTATCCGGTCAATGCCCCGGTAATCTCTGATACACCGAAACTGTGGGACTGCACCACCATCGCCAAAGAAATCGGTATTTTTTCAGAATCCGGTAGACCGCACGACAAGGCGGTAAGCGCGATTATTCAGAAACTTGATATTTTCACGGACGAGGTTGTGAGAACAGCATACAGCCGGAATGGACACGATGGTGTGACAGTCCAGTACAAGGACAGCGTTTTTCAAAAAGTAAAAGAATGGTTGCAGGAGAATGGTTATCCGTCAGTCATCGAACTGGAACTTGCAAACGGTAGCGTGAATAAATGCCGGGTAGTGTACGGGGAGGTGGCTTAATATGAACAGAACAGCATTAGAAGAACGTGAGAACATTCTTAAAATTATGCATGATGAAATGGAAAATCAACCAATGGCAAGTCAGAAAACAAGAGATACATATTCAGCTTTGCATGACGCCGTTGAAGCATATGTCAATGCAACACAGGAAGATGCTTTTTACTGGGGATATATGACAGCTATGAAGCAGTACGAGAAAACCGGGGTAGTAGAATGACAGAAAGAGAATTTTATATATCCATTGTCCCGGAAATATCAGAACTGATTGTACTGCTCCGTGATGTTTCGCCGGAAGATAGAGAGGAAATCAAACGTGAAATGTTAAATAGCTGCAAGGCTAGACCACAGGCATTTAGGTTTATGGAAAAGCTGTAGATAGGTATTTATACACAGTTACAAGCTATGCATGTTAATTGATTGGCATCATAAGGCAATGAGAGAGCTTAGAAATAGGCTCTCTTTCATTCTGGCACAAATTATATCCCAATATGAGTTATTATAATATTGCCAGATGGGTTTCACTTATTCATTCTGAGCCTCCTTTCATGTAATACAGCACATGGCACCTTGAAATACAGGTGCTTTTTGTGCGCTTAAAAAATGGCACAAATCTTTTTCAATCTCATGATACAATTAGACATGAGGTAAAAGATATGGAGAACATAGAGAAAATGATAGATGAAAAGAAGAAACAGATGGTGGAGTCGTTGAAAAAAGGAAATTCGGTAGAGATCCATGCTTCTAAAGATGGAATCAAGGTATATGAAGTAAGAAAAAAGAAAATTTGATAATTGGCGCATAGAAATGGCTATGTGTAACAGCTAAAAGGAGCTGACTTCTTAGAAAAATCTAAGAGGTTGGCTCTTTTTGTTTTTGGGAAATAGTTCAACAGGAAGAATAAAAACAAAAGATGTGGGTTCGAATCCCGCTTTCCCGATTGCCAGCTATGGAGTAAATAGCAACTCATTCGCGCCGGACTGACCGGAGTAAAAACTTGGAAAGAAAGAGGTAAGGAACATGGTAAAAGTAATCAGTGAATTGGAGAAGATTGGTCTGTCACTGACAGATGAGCAGAAAGAATCCATCAAAAAGAGTATGGGCGAGGAATTATATTCTAAGCAGGAATTGGACAAGAAACTTTTCAAAACGCAGGAACTCGAAGAAAAAAATAAGGAACTTGTAGGAAAGCAGGAAACTCTTGAAAAGGAATTACAGACTATGAGAGATTCCGCACCGGATGCAGATGCACTGAATCAGAAGATTGCAGAACTGACGACCACACTGGAAGCAGAACGTAAGGAGCGCGCAGAGAAAGACGAAAGAGCAAGGCTTGATGGCCTTGTAACAGATTTCTTTGCTGATAAGCATTTTGTTAATGCTATCACGGCAGACGCGATCAAAGCGCAGCTGGTCGACAAACTCAACTCGGATGAAGCACGCGGAAAAAGTATTTCAGATCTGTTTGACACCATTGTCAAGGATGATAAAGGCAATTATAAGCCGGACATTCTCATTGACGAAAAGACATTCCAGGCGCAGCAGAACCGCAGCCAGATTGTCGGGAATCCAATTAATCAGCCGGATGGGGCAAAACTTTCTATGGCTGAACTTATGAAACTCAAAAACAAAAATCCGGATATGGACATTACGCCATATCTGAACAGAAAGAAGGAGAAATAACACATGGCATTATTTGATTTGGTAAATTTCAATGGTGAAGTATTCGATGCAGTAGTGCGCGAGACTCCGAATCTGCGTTTAAATGAACTGCTTCATTGCGGCGCGATCGTAGAGCGTGGCGAGTATGCATCTTTATTGCCGGATCAGAAGGGTGGTAACTTTATCACAACTCTGATCAAGGCGCGTTTATCTGGCAAGACCGTAAATTATGACGGCAAGACAGACATTACAGCAGAAGAGCGCGGCAATTACACTATGGGGCGTATCGTTGTCGGCAGGGCACAGGGATGGACAGAGAAAGATTTTGTATCTGACATTTCCGGGGATGATTATTCCGCTGCAGCCGGAGAGGTTGCAGAGTTCTGGGATGATGTAGATCAGGATACGCTTCTTAACATCCTTAAAGGTGTGTTCTCTATGAGTACCGGAGAGGGTAAGAAGTTCGTAGATGCGCACACCTACGATATTACTGCAGAAACAGAAAATACTTTCGGACCTACAACCCTTAACAATGCAATGCAGAAAGCACTGGGAGATAAGAAAGCAAACTTCTCACTTGCAATCATGCATTCTGTGGTCGCTACAAATCTGGAGAATCTTAAGCTGCTGGATTACATGAAATATACAGATGCCGATGGTATCGAACGTGATCTGGGGCTTGCTACCTTAAACGGCAGGATCGTACTTATTGACGATACGATGCCGGCTGTGGAAGTTGCAGAATCTTCTAAGGGTGCGGGGGATGGATATACAAAATACACCACCTATGTTCTTGGCAACGGAGCAATCGAGTATACCAACTGTGGTGTAAAGGTTGCATCTGAAATGGATCGTAATCCGGCGAAGAACGGTGGAGAGACAACATTGTATACCAGACAGAGAAAAGTATTTGCTCCATACGGTATTTCGTGGAAGAACACAGGCGTGATCTCTCCGACCGGTGCACAGTTGGAGACAGGGACAAACTGGGAAATTGCACAGAACAACTCTTCTGATAAGCCAGATTACTTCCCGGCAAGAGCAATTAATATTGCGCAGATTATTACCAGGGGGTAAGAGAAAGGGGGATTTCTGATGGGATACACCACATATGACTTTTACAAAGAAAAATATTATGGGGATTCTATCGGGGAATCCCTTTTCCCCAAGTGGGAAGATCGTGCATCTGACAAGTTGAATCAGTTGACCTACGGGCATATTGGTGATGCTGCCAAGGAAGAATTTGACGAGCGTATCCAGAAAGCCACCTGTGCATTGGCTGATCTGCTCTATCAGATAGATTTCAAGACCAGTCATGCCAGTGACGAAAAGGGCGGCAATGTGAAGTCAATGTCCTCTGGTGGTCGGTCGATCAGCTTTGGAAGTAATGAAACACTTATTGATAAGGTGCTTGGGGATAAGGTAGCGCAGAGCCGGTTGTGTTATGACACGGTATGTGAATACCTGTCCGGCACCGGATTATTGTATGCGGGGGTGCGATGATGCTTTTGAAAAGATTATTCTGCAAACACAAGATGATGCCGTATGGATATGTTGATGTGCATATTGGTGGAAATCATTACCAGCGCAAACATATTTGGAAGTGCGTTAAATGCGGTAAGGAGCGTGGCTTGTAATGGGATTCTTTGATAACAAGACTGTCACACTATTCAATCGCTCATTCAACGCGGAAACCGAAGAGGAAACATATTATCCGACCCTGCTCGAGGGTGTAGACCTTGTGGAAACCAAGGGAGCAAATGTCTCCAAGAGCGGCATGGACAGCGCGGATGCAGTGAAACTGTATGTTGATTTTGGCAATATTGCCAAACCATACCTTCCCCCGAAAGAGTGGGAAAACATGCCGGACAAATGCAAGCAGTACTTTTTGACATTTAATCCGGCACAGGATTTCTTTATCAAGGGGGATCATACGGGTACAATACTGCCGAAAAATGACGCCTATCAATGGCTGTTCGATCACTGTGACGATTGCTACAAAGTAACAACGATTGATAAATACGAGGATATTTTATCTCATTTTGAAGTAGGAGGCGTATAAATGGCAGAACCAGAAAAACTTACCATCCGGGATGCAGAGAACGCACAGAAAGGCATTCTTGCACTTGCTCTGGCATACCCGGACTATCCAAAGCTGTTTAAGGCTGACAATACGACGATAAGATGGAACTCCATCAAGGCGGATAGATCCATTGGATTATTCCCCATACAGGGGGCGGTATATCTGAAAAAGT